CAAAGATGTAGACCCAGTAACAGATGACCCAACTGACCCATCCGCACCATCTACACCTACAGATGATACAAGTGCAGATGTTGATACAGGAGTTGTTGGTCAAACAAGTGTTAGACAAGACGATGATGATGGTCCTTCTATGCCTGAAATAAAATCAGCGCAAGAACTTTTAGACTTGTATAAAGATAATGAAGATGCTATAATACTAAAATCAAATGGTAAACCTATAGGTATGCCTGCCGATAATTACAATGCACTATTAGTATCTTATGGTAGATTAAAAGATTCAGGAGCATTTGGCTCTTTACAAGATTATTATGACTTACCATTAACTGATAGATTAAAACTTGTAGGTAAAGAATTAAAAGTTATGACAGGTCAAGAACTAACAGCCGAAGATAATGCATATATTAAGAGTGTCTATGAAGATGCAAAAGAAGATGGTAGATTAGGAACGTCGGGTATATTCCTTCTTGATGCATTGAAAAAAGGTGCAGATTTTGTAGCAGATGCTGTTAATAATTTATTAGGAGGAGGAGCTAAAGAAAGTGAAGTTGAAACCGCAACAGGTGGTATAACTGTTCAAAATGCTGGAGAACAATACAAGAAAAATAAAGAAAAAGCAGCAGCTGAAGCCGCAAAACAAAAAGCAGCAGCTGAAGCCGCGGCAAAAGCTCAAGCTGAAGCATTAGCAGCTCAAATGGCAGCAATACAAAAAGAGAAGATAAACTTAATGAGTCAAGGATTAGAAAGTGATAAAGCGCAAGATATTGCCACATCAACAGTACAAAAAACACAAAATAAAGTGGCTCAAGATAATCAAGCAGCTTATGAACAAGCAGCTGGTATATCGACAAGTCAACAAGATGATGATGACGATGATGATTTTAGCGCACCAACTTTTCAATCTTCTTATGAGCAAGAAGCATTTGGTCCCGGCGGCGCATCAAGTTTTGGAGGATTTGGAGGTAGTTCTACTCCAAGTGTTACTCCAACTCAATCTTCTTATGAACAAGAAGCATTTGGTTCTGCTGGTCAAGCAGGGTTTGGTGGCTATAGTAGTCCATCTGTTCAAGCAGCCCAAGATTATACACAAAGTAAAGTAGATGCATTTCAATCAGGTAACTTTTTTGGTGGATTTGAGAAAGGTGGTTTAGCATCTAAATCAAAACCAAAAAAGAAACAAAGAAGAAATAAAAAGGGATTAGGGGTTAAACCCTATCCGTGAATTGACAACACGGTAAATTTGTCAAGCAACTAGCTACCCATCCCCCACACGGCTACGGTGGCCCTAGTAAGGAGTAAACCATGAATGATACGGTATTGGCTGCGGAAGCAAAGCCAAATAAAAAAGTAGCATTTGTATCACGCCCATATTCTCGTGACGATAAGATTAAGAAAGACGAGGAAGAGCTAAAGCAAATGTTAGAGGAACAAAAGGCGGAAACGGAAACTCCACCTGTTGAACCTGAAGAAAAAGAACCTGAAACCGCAGAGGAACGTACTTTTAAAAAACGGTACGGTGATTTGCGTAGACATGTTCAAGAAAAAGAAAAACAATTTCAAGGTGAGATTGATTCTTTAAAACAACAACTTTCTGCGGCAACAAAGAAAGAAATGAAACTTCCAAAGTCAGATGCCGACCTTGACGCTTGGATAAAAGAATACCCTGATGTAGCAGGTATTGTAGAAACAATAGCTATCAAAAAAGCTAAAGAGCAATCAAAAGCTCTTGAAGAAAAAATGAAAGCTATTGACGATATGCAATTGTCTGCTCAAAAAGAAAAAGCTGAAGCTGAACTAATGCAACTTCATCCTGACTTTAGCACAATTAGAGATAGTGATGAGTTTCATGAGTGGGCGGAAAAACAACCACAGTGGGTTCAGAATGCTTTGTACGAAAACGATAATGATGCTATGTCTGCATCAAGAGCCATAGACTTATATAAAGCTGATAAAGGTATATTAGGTGATAACAAAAAAACTACGAAAACGTCTAAAGGTGCTGCTGAAGCTGTGGCTACGAAGGCACGACAAGTACCACAGACAAACGAAGCATCCTCGTATATAAAAGAATCTGATGTACAAAAAATGTCTGCAAAAGAATATGAAAAAAAGTCTGATGAAATTATGGAAGCTATTCGTTCTGGAAAATTTATTTATGATATATCGGGGTCAGCAAGATGAGTGTAATATATAAACCACAAAAAAATATGGAGTTACTTGCTCCATTCGGTCCGACTATGGGCTATTTTAAAATGCCAACTGATTTAGTTGAAAAATTAAACAATCGCATGTCAGATAAACTACAAGACTATTCTAATAAATTGGTTGGTAAAGTTAAAGAAGAGTTAAAGTTTGATGAAGAAACAATTAAAATAGCACAAGCAGGAGTTGGTCAGTTTATAGGCAAATATCAAGCGTATAGCGAATATCGTAATTCAATGGGAGCTAAAACTTTAGACCCTGAAAATTTTAATTATGGAGTACAAATTGTATCAGGATGGTTTGTGCGACAGTTTGAGCAAGAGTATAATCCCTTGCATATTCATACAAGTTGTCGTTTATCATGCGTTGGTTATTTAAAACTACCTGATGGAATAGAAAAAGAATGGGAAGAGGACTATAAAGACCACCATCCTTCACATGGGCATATTCAATTTGCAAACGGTACATCAGCAGGTTATAGCTGTACCAACTTTTTGATAAAACCCCAAGTTGGTGACTTTTATGTTTTTCCTTCACAATTGTTTCACTGTGTTTATCCTTTCTACACAAAAGGTGAACGAAGGTCTTTTAGTATGAATATGAATTTCATTGAAGTACCAAAAGAAAAAAGTGTTGACAAATAGTTATAGCTCAATATAACTATATGTACAAGTGTATGATAACAAGCGCAGTTCTCGTACACTTACCCACAAACAGTCAGTCTTACGGATTACCTGACGAGCATGGCCCGTTGAAATTTTGGTCGGCCAACCAAATGAATACGCACCCATAGCGAATCGGCCTCTGATTAGTCTACTAAGTTTGTATCTGTGTAAAATTGAAACTTAACCAAAAGGAGATGGTACTATGGCATTTTCAAGTGCTGCAGGCCACGGTAATCTTCCTAACGGTAATTTTTCGCCAATTATTTACAGCAAACAGGTACAGCTTGCGTTCCGCAAGAGTGCTGTTGCTGAAGCAATCACAAACTCTGATTACTTTGGAGAGATTGCAAATATGGGCGATACCGTCAAGATTATTAAAGAGCCTGAAATCACCGTTAAGGAGTACGCTCGTGGTACAACTATTACACCACAAGACCTTGACGATGAAGACTTTAGCCTTACAATAGACAAAGCTAACTACTTTGCATTTAAGGTTGACGATATCGAAGAAGCTCACAGTCATGTGAACTTTGGACAACTAGCTAGTGATAGGGCAGCCTATAGACTAGCCGACCAGTATGACCAAGATGTTCTTGGTTATCTATGTGGTTTTAAGCAAGACAACTTACACGAGAATGCTAAAACCGCAAACACCACAGTTAACGGTTCAAAAGCTGTATCAACTGCAGGTTCTGATGAACTTCTAGCTACTATGAAGTTAGATGCTTCTGATTTTACCGATGGTTCTGGTACTGCTGGTTCTGCAAGTAGCTCTATTGGTCTTCAGCCAAGGGGTCCGGGCGCAACCGATTTGACACCCGCTGCTGGTACAACTTTTCCATTAACAGTCATTGCTCGTATGGCAAGACTCCTTGACCAACAAAATGTTGACTCTCAAGGTAGATGGCTCGTAGTTGACCCAGTGTTCATGGAAGTATTAAAAGATGAGGATTCTCGTCTATTTAATCAAGACTATGGACAAGCAGGTGGATTGAGAAGTGGCGAAGTTATTGGTAATCTACATGGTTTCCGTGTATTTTCTTCTAACAACCTACCATCAATCGGTACTGGTCCTGCTACTACTGGTGGAACTAACGCTTCCAACTTTGGTATCATTGTTGCTGGTCATGACTCCGCAGTAGCTACTGCCGAGCAAATTAACAAAACCGAAACGTATCGTGACCCAGATTCGTTTGCAGATATTGTGCGTGGCATGCATTTGTATGGACGTAAAATTCTGCGACCTGAAGCCTTGGTTTCTGCACGTTATAACCTCGTATAAAAGGAGATTGAATTATGGCATTAGGTGATAATACAACCTCTGTAGCAAGAGGTAATATGGCACGAGGTAGGCAACCTTACATGGTACAGCATGAGATTAATTTCGCAACTGCTGTAACAGATAAAGGTACTGCTTTAGCTGCAGGTGATGTTATTCCGGGTTTAACCGTTCCTGCTAAAACTGCAATTTTACATGCAGGCTTTGAAGTAACTGCCGTTCACGCTGGTACTTCAACTGACTGTACGTTAGATTTAGGTATTACAGGTGGCAACCTTGACAACTTTGTTGACGGCTTTGATTTTGACGCTGCATCTGTTGGCGACTTTTCAAGTCCAGCTGATGACAACTTTGCTCCTGTCGTTGTTGGTGGAACATCCGATACTCTTGACATTGAAATCCAAACACAAACAGGTACAACAACTGGTGGTAAAATCAGATTGTATGCTGTGTTAATGGATATTAGTGACACTGGTTCGATGACTGCCGATGAGGTAGATAGGGATACACTCGCTTAAATAGTTATATGAGGGGCAGGGAAACTTGCCCCTTTTACTAGATAGGGTTTACGATGGCATACGATTACATAGGTATTACAAACGAAGTTCTTGCAAGAATGAATGAGGTTGAATTAACTTCAAGTAATTTTGTTAACTCAAGAGGATTTCAAACACAATGTAAGAACGCTGTAAATGATGCCATAAATTATATTAATCAACGTGAGTTTGGTTGGCCATTTAGTCATGCTACTCAAACAGAAACATTGTCTGTTGGAACAACACGATATACTATTCCTACAAGCGCACAGCATGTTGACTATGAAACATTTAGAATTAGTAAAGATAATACTCTAGGAGTTGCTGGAACAACACTTAGAGTTTTAGATTATAAAGAGTACGTAGACAAGTACATCGAACAAGAAACAACATCAGACGTAGGTGGTGTACCTCTTTATGTATTTAGAACACCAGATAATAATTATGGACTTTACCCATACCCAAATAAAGCATTTGAATTAAAGTATGAATACTATAATAAACCAACGGCATTAAGTTCAACAACTGATGTGCCAACTGTTCCTGAACAATTTAGACAAGTTATAGTGGATGGCGCAACAGCATATGGGTATCAGTATCGTGGTGAGTCACAACAATATGGAATTAACTTTTCACGATTTGAAGAGGGCATCAAACAAATGCAGTCACTACTACTAAATAGAACCGACTATGTTCGTTCCACGTACATTCCAAGGTCATTACGATATGGTACAAATGTAGCGACATTTACATAGGTGAAATAAATGGCAGATGAAGCACGATTAAGTCCATTTGTTTTTGCTTGTCAAGGTGGATTAGTTTTAGACCAATCAACGTTTGCTATGCAACCGGGCATGGCACTAGAACTATCAAATTTTGAACCAGACATTAGAGGTGGGTACAGAAGAATATCAGGCTATTCAAAATGGAATAGTAATATTGTGCCACAAACTTCATCAAGTAGTGAACCAGTTTTATTATCTGCCTATTTTAAAGGCAATGTTATTGCAGCTCGTGGGCAGAAAGTATTTAAAGGTGGTACAACTGGTTCTTGGACAGAGATTGATACAGGAAGAACAAGTGCAGAAAAATATACATTCTTTCGATATAATCTAGGTGGTACAGAGTTTATAGTATGGGCAGATGGTGCAAACCATGCAAGTAAGTATGACAATACAACAGTTACAGATTTAAATGCTACAGGCGCACCAAGTGACCCAAAGTTTGTAACAGGATTTAAAGATGCCTTATTTTTTGCAGGCATGTCAAGTAATCCACAAGCTTTAGTTTTTACCGCACCGTTTACAGATGACGACTTTAATGTTGCTAATGGTGCAGGCACGATACAAGTAGACAGTGATATTACAGGACTATTTCCTTTTCGTAATCAACTGTTTATTTTCTGTCAAGAACGTATCTTTAGATTGACAGGTAATACAATAGCCGATTTTGTTGTTCAACCTGTTACACGTGAAATAGGTTGTATAAATGGTTTTACGATTCAAGAATTTGCAGGTGATGTTGTATTTCTAGCACCTGATGGATTAAGAACTGTTGCAGGTACAGAAAGAATTGGTGACGTTGAACTAGGTACAATTAGTAGAAAGGTTCAAAGAAGATTTGCAGGACTTACAGATGTTGATGAATTTGATAGTGTTGTAGTTCCTGATAAAACACAATATAGGATTTTCTTTTCTAAAACTTCTTTAGTACGTGCATCAACAGAAGGTGTTATTGCGGTTCGTAAAGGAAATGATTACGAGTTTGCTGATGTTAAAGGAATTAGACCAAGTTCAACTGACTCTGTTGTAGCTGCAGGAGAAAGCATTGTTCTTCATGGTGAGTTTGATGGATATGTCTACAGACAAGAACAAGGCAATACTTTTGATGGAAATGACATAGAAGGTAAATATAGGTCGCCTGACTTAACAATGGGTGACGCAGGCTTACGAAAAAACTTTCAGCGTGTTATTATTAACTATGCACCTGAAGCCACAGTGAATGCAGATTTATTTGTTAGATATGATTATGAATCACCAACAGTGGCACGACCTGCCGCTTATCCATTTGACACATCGACATCGGTAGCTATTTATGGAACATCATTATATAACACAGCTACATACGGTGGACAGTCTAACCCACTTGTTAGACAACCAATAGAGGGTTCAGGATTTGCCATAGCACTTAGGGTGAATGACAGAGGAACATCTGCACCATATTCACTAAAAGGTTTTCAGTTAGAATTTAACGCAGGAGCAAGAAGATAAATGGGAGCAACATACACAAGACAGTCTTCATATACTGACGGTGATGTAATTACTGCAGCGCATACTAATGATGAATTTAATCAACTCTTAGCAGCCTTTCAAGCAAGCACTGGACATACACACGATGGCACAGCTAATGAAGGTGGTCCTATTACTAAACTGTTGGGTGCAGCTATTACTATTGGTGATGGTTCTGCTGGGGCTGATATTGCTGTAACATTTGACGGTGAAACAAATGATGGTGTTATTACATGGATGGAAGACGAAGACCATTTTAAGTTTTCTGATGATGTTGTAATAGATAGCTCTAAAAGATTATACTTCTTTGATGAAGGTGGTGAATATATACATGGTGATGGCACAGACTTAAATCTTGTAGCTAGTGCCGATATTAATATTCCAGCAAATGTTGGTTTAACTTTTGGTGATGACGGAGAAAAGATAGAGGGTGATGGTACAGATTTAACTATCACTGGTAATAATATTAATTTGACAGCTACAGCCGATGTTGTTTTACCATCAGGTGTCGGACTTGTATTAGATGGGTCAGGTAATGAAAAAATAGAATCTGATGGCACAGACATTAGTATTAGTGTTGGTAGTGGCGGTGACATAAATATACCAGCCAATATCGGTTTGACCTTTGGTGACGATGGTGAGAAGATTGAGGGAGATGGCACTGATTTAACTATTAGTGGTAATAACATTAATCTTACTGCTGTAGCTGATATAGTTGTACCTGCAGATGTTGGTATAACTTTTGGCACTGGAGAAAAAATAGAGGGCGACAACACTGATTTAACAATTACATCAGGAGCTAAGATTAATCTTACAGCTACATCTGATATACATGTGCCTAATAACGTAGGTATTGTGTTTGGTGGAGATAGTGAAAAGATTGAGGGAGATGGTACAGACATGACTATCTCTGCTAATAATCTTACTGTTGATGCTGTAGCTGATATTACATTAGATGCAGGTGATGCAGATATTGTTCTTAAAGATGATGGCGCACAGTATGCTGCATTTACAAATTCATCAGGTAATCTAATTATTAAATCTGGTTCTACTACTATGCTTACAGGTAGTGGAGCTAATGCTACTTTTGCAGGTAACGTAACTGTAGATGTCTTC